CAAATGTATCGTGCAATTGGTCAGGACACCTTCCAGCCTCGCATTGGCTTCAAGACCCGCTACGGCATGGTCCTGAACCCATTTGCTAAGGGTCTGACTGCACTGAGCAATAGCGATCCTCAGCATAGCTCCAACGTTGGTGCTAATGCTTACTATCGCCGCGTTCGTGTTAAGAACCTCATGTGATCTAATTCACATACTCTTCGAGAGGGACTTCGGTCCCTCTTTTTTTATGCTCCTAAATACATTGATGGAGTCCCATTAGACAATGGCATACGACGGAAACATTTTTACCCCAGGCAATCAAAACTTCTTATCCCCAGTAGGATTCAAGTTTGTGATTGGGAGAACACCCAACGTGGATTACTTCTGCCAGAGGGCATCTATCCCTGAGGTTGAAATTGGTGTAAGGAACATTGAAACTCCAATCAAAGACTATCAGGTCCCAGGAGACAAGATCACCTATTCTGATCTGAGACTTACCTTCCTCGTAAACGAAACCCTTGACAACTACTATGAAATCTACAAGTGGTTGAAAGGTTTATCCAATCCCAAAGAGTTTGAAGATTTTTACGAATACATTAACAGTGTAGATGAGAAAGGGAGAATGACAAAATTCTCCAAACAAATGAGCGATGCACGCTTACTAATTCTCAACAGTAACTATAACGTTATTTCTTCTGTTAATTTCTACAATATCTTCCCCACAAGTCTAACTACGCTTGACTTTGATTCTTCCGCAACAGATATCAATTACTTTACGGCAGAAGTCAACTTCAAGTATACTCTATACGAAATCACTGATGAAAAAGGCATTGTTATATGAACCTTGAATTACTTGATGATATGTGGGAAAAAGATTCCCGCTTAGATGATGAGAAACTAGATCATGATTCGTTAGCGATTCCTAAATTACACGCTAAATATTTAAGACTTTACAATTCATTCTCGACCCTTAGGGATCAACAAGAATTAAGCGTAAAGCAAGTCTACCGTGATCGGTGGGAATACTATACAGGGAAATCGGAGAAGCCATTCCATTTCAAACTTCTCAAGCAAGATGTACCAATCTATCTTGACTCTGACGAAGAATATCAAAAGGCAGTCCTCAAGTTAAAGTATTACAACCAGATGGTCGAGGCTCTCAAGACCATCCTCACGGCAATTAACAATCGTTCTTTTCACATTAAAAATGCGATTGAGTTTGCCAAGTTTTTGAAAGGATATGAAATCTAGTGTAATCATTGAAAAGAAGAACGAAGTTTACTTGAGGATTAACGCTGAACCACATGTCTACTACGAACTAGCAGATGAGTTTACGTTTGAGGTTCCTCAAGCAAAGTTCATGTCAGCGTACAAGAAGAGGTTCTGGGATGGCAAAATTAAACTATTCTCCCCAGGTACAGGCGAGATTTATGTTGGTCTTCTCCCTTATGTTACTTCGTTCTGCAAAGAAAGGGGGTACGAATACGTATATCGGGACAACAAATTTTACGGACTTCCATCAGAGGTGGATGAGTTCGTTACACCCGAAGGAGTAGGAGACTTCATGAAGTCTTTGAACCTACCGTTCAAAGCAAGAGATTATCAGTACAAAGGGATTTACGAAGCATTAAAGAACAGGAGAAAACTTCTCCTGTCTCCGACTGGATCGGGTAAGTCTTTAATGATATATGCACTGACACGTTTTTTCGAAGCAAAGAATCTAAAGACACTGATCGTTGTTCCCACCACATCTCTGGTGGAACAGATGCATCGTGACTTTGAAGACTATGGTTGGAATGCAAAGCACCACTGCCACAAGGTATATGGTGGACAGTCACCAATGTCCAAGAAGGATGTTGTAATTACAACTTGGCAAAGTATTTACAAATTGCCAAAGAGTTACTTTGATGACTTCGGCGCAGTAATCGGAGACGAAGCACACCTCTTCAAAGCAAAGTCTCTGACAAACATCATGAACAAACTTCATGATTGCAAATACCGCGTTGGATTTACAGGAACTCTAGATGGTATGCAAACAAATCGCCTTGTTCTTGAAGGTGTATTTGGAACAGTTGATCGTGTAACTAAAACGGAAAAGTTAATCCGTGAAGGACACCTGTCTGAGTTTGAAATTAAAGTTCTCATTCTCAAGCACGATCACATTGAGTTTGAATCCTACCATGACGAGATTGACTATCTGGTCAATTGTGAGCAACGTAATAAATTTATTCGCAATCTCGTATGCGACTTAGAGGGTAATACCCTTGTATTGTTCAACTATGTTGACGCTCATGGCATCCCACTTTTCGAACTCATAAATAATAAGGTGGGGGATGAACGTCCTGTTTTTCTCGTACACGGGGGAGTTGACGTAGAAGACCGCGAGAACATTAGACAAATCGCAGAGACTACATCTAACGCTATTATCGTCGCATCATACGGAACATTTAGTACAGGCATCAATATCAAAAACTTACATAATGTTTTGTTTGCCTCCCCATCCAAATCTAGAATCAGAAATTTACAATCGATCGGGCGCGTTCTCAGAAGGGGTGAGAATAAAAGAAAAGCAGTTCTCTATGATATTGCTGACGATATCTCCAAAGGTTCTAGAAAAAACTATACCCTAAATCATTTAGTTGAGAGAGTAAAAATTTATAATGAAGAAAACTTTGATTATGAATTTATTGATGTCCGCATTAGAAACAAGTAAAATGCCAGATGAAGAATTTCTAGGTGCTATTAAACTTGTCACAGGTGAGGAACTTCTAGCAATAGTATGTTCTGTCTACGATGAAAATGGAGAATACATTATTGTAGAAAATCCTATCGAAGTAGAAGAAGTAACGTTGGGTAAGAAACAAGGTGCCAAGATTGGTCCTTGGATGAAGTTCTCAAATGAAACTACCTTTATCATTCCAAAAGAAAAGATCATTACCGTTGTAGAGGTTGGTCCTGAAGTACAAATCTTCTACACACTTGCTTTAAGAAAACTCAATAGAGACTCTGAAGAATTGAACTATACGGGATCTGATGAATTTGGAAAGTTAGGAACTGTAGATGAGTGTAGAGACCTACTCGAAAAGTTATTCAAAGCTAATTAAAGCTTATTAGTCTTTGAACCCTCCACAGGGTTATTGTACAAGGATTTGAGACCCTTGTCAAGCCCCTTGACTTATGCAGTCCAATTTGCTACACTATTGTCAAGGAATCAAGAGATTGTATGAATGACAAAGAGAAACGCAAAATCAGAACACTACGTCAATAACAAAGACTTTTTGGACGCATTGATCGTCTATCGGTCTAGGGTGGAAGCAGACTTCTTTAAGAGGAATGGTAGGAAACCCACTAAGGAAGATCGTTCAAAGCATTGGGAAGGTAAACCCCAGATCACGAATTATCTTGGCGAGTGTTTTCTGAAGATTGCCACTCACCTTTCATACAAACCAAACTTCGTGAACTACATGTTCCGAGAAGATATGATTTGTGATGGTATTGAAAACTGTGTTCAGTACATCCATAACTTTGAACCAGAAAAATCCAATAATCCTTTTGCTTACTTTACGCAGATCATTTACTACGCTTTCCTGAGAAGGATCCAGAAAGAAAAACGTCAACTTGAAGTGAAGAATAAAATTTTACTTAAGTCTGGGTATGAACAAGTGTTCCACTCGGATGACAATGATTCCTCTTCTGATTACAATACCATCAAAGAGAACGTGGAGATTAGGATTAAATGAGTGAGTATGAATGGATTGATGAATGCTTCCGTGTTTATGAAACGCCATTTAAACTATGGCATAGTGTAGATAAAGATGGTAAAGAGTTAGTCACTGCATTGGCAAAAGAAACTTGCATTCGTATGACTCAGTTTTATTTGAAAGGTCTTCAGGAAGGTTGGAGTGAAAGTAGAGTATTGAATGATGGTGTAGTAGGTGGTAAATTGTAATGTATCCGATTACTGTTGTTGATGGATTCTTTGAGGACCCCGATAAGGTAGTTGACTTTGCTATGGAGCAAGAGTTCTTTCCTTCCGACGATGGACGTTGGCCAGGTAAAAGAACTAAGCAACTTTGGGAACTCGATAGAACTCTCTATGACTGGACATGCGTAAAGATCATGTCTTTGTTCCACCCAGAGATTCCATCTCACTGGGAGTTTGAGATTGCATTTCAATTGATCTCTCCATATTCCAACCATCAATATGATTCAAAAAATCGCGGTTGGATTCATGTAGACAAAGGGATGACTGCCTTCGGTGGTATCATCTATTTGAACAAGCATCCAGAAAAAGATACTGGAACATCAATTTACAAACAGAAGAGAGGGTGGTCTAGTCAAATCTATTCTGCCCTTTCTGTAAAAGAAAAATTCTATACTGGTCAGGAAGTATCCGACGAGGAATACGAACAGGCATGGCATTTGATTCAGTCTCAGTATGAGGAGACAATGGAAGTCAAAAACGTGTATAATAGAATGATGCTGTTTAACTGCAATACATTTCACAGCGCAAAAACTTTTGGTAAGAAACAAGATCGTCTGACAATATCTTTCTTCTGTAGAGATCTTGCAGCACAACCTCCCCTCTTTAGATAATTATGAAAGTAGCGATCATCACTGACCAGCACTTTGGTGCAAGGAAGTCTAGTAGAATTTTCCATGACTTCTTTCTGAAGTTCTACAATGAGGTATTCTTTCCTACGCTAGAAGAACGCGGGATCAAAGTGGTTCTTGATCTGGGAGATACCTTTGACAATCGTAGGAACGTTGACCTGTGGTCTATTCAGTGGGCACGAGAGAACTACTACGACCGTCTCAACGAGATGGGTGTTAATATCTATTCTGTTGTGGGTAACCACACTGCATATTTTAAGGACACCAATGAGATCAACACCCTAGATAACTTGCTAGGGCAGTATGATAATATTAAGGTGTACTCTGACCCAACCGAAGTGAATATCGGCGGTCTGGGTATTTTGTTTATTCCATGGATCAATCAAAACAATGCTGAAAAAACTCTCCAACTTATTGAAGAAACAAATTGCGAGTGTGCGATGGGGCACCTTGAGCTCAACGGATTTGAAGCTCATAGAGGGCACGTCATGGAAAACGGTATGGGCAGCGAGTTATTTCAGAAGTTCAAATCGGTCATGTCTGGTCACTACCATCACCGATCGTCAAGAGGAAACGTCCATTACTTAGGAAACCCCTATCAAATCTACTGGAACGACTACAAAGATCCCCGTGGATTCCACATCTTCGACACCGACACATTAGAACTAGAACATATTCTAAATCCATTTGAGATTTACGAGAAGATCTATTACAACGAAACCAAGGTAAATAGTTCTAAGTTCCCATACGCAGACTACGCCAAAAAGTTTATCAAGATTGTCGTAGAGAAGAAGACAGACTCTCATAAGTTTGATTTCTTCATCGCACAACTCTATGCCGCTGGTGTACACGAAGTCAAAGTAATCGAAGATCCTTCCTTCGAAGCAGATCTACAAGAAGAGATTGACATCGAAACCGAAGATACTCTAACTATCTTGGAGCGTTATGTTGACGACCTTGGACACCACGATAAAAATGGTGTGAAGGATATTCTTAAATCTCTCTATGTAGAAGCACTGGAGTTAGTCTGATGTTTATCTTAGCGTTGCTTAACAAGGAAGAAGAAGGCGCATATGCCATTACTGATGAGAACGGCGAGAAGGTCATTTACCTCTTCCTTGACAAAGACGACGCAGTGCGCTATGCTGGTCTTCTGGAAGCAGATGACTTTCCAGAAATGTCAGTAGTGGAAGTGGAAGATCGTAATGTTATGCGAGCTTGCGAGCAGCACGGTCATCCCTACTATATTGTTACTCCTGATGATATAGTAATACCACCCAGAGAAGATTAATTTTTGTCTTATTATGATTCACTTCAAGTCTATCCGTTGGAAGAATTTCCTTTCGACTGGAAACGCTTTTACGGAGATGTGCCTTGACTGCAATCACTCCACTCTGATCGTTGGTACGAATGGAGCAGGTAAGTCCACTGTGTTGGATGCTATCTGCTTCGCTCTATTCAATAAGCCTTTTCGTAAGATCAATAAACCACAACTGGTTAATGCGATCAACGAGAAGGATTGCTTGGTTGAGGTTGAGTTCAACGTTGGTTCTCGTGAATATCTTGTTCGTCGGGGAATCAAACCAAACGTGTTTGAGATTCATCTCAATGGACAAATGCTCAACCAAGAGGCGTCTGCTGTAGATCAGCAGAAGTCATTGGAGCAAAACATCCTGAAGTTAAATTACAAGTCATTTACTCAGGTGGTAATCCTCGGATCATCCACGTTTGTTCCATTTATGCAACTTGCACCTGCACATCGTAGAGAAGTTATTGAAGACTTGCTTGACATCAAGATCTTCTCTACGATGAATGTAATCCTTAAGGATCGCATCAAAGTTATCAAGGAACAAATTCGTGATCTTGATTACAAGATGGAGATTGCTAAGGAGAAGGTACAACTGCAACAAAGGTTTATTGAGGATCTTAAGGAGCAATCCAAAGAAAGTAATGTTCAACGTGCTAATAGCATCACTGATCTGAAAGGAGAGATTAAATCTCTCATTACCCTCAATGAAGATCAGAACGTATTGTGTTCTGAGATACAGACCAAACTGGATGAATGTGATACTGTAGATGATGAGTATAGTAAACTCAAAATCTACGAATCTAAGTTCCAAGACAAATATAAAAAACTGAGGAGCGATCATAAGTTCTTTAAGGAGAACGATATGTGCCCTACTTGCAAGCAAAGTATCACTGAGGAATTTAGAGAACAAAAGACCGCTAGTCTTTACATATCCATGACTGAACTCGACACTGCCAGTGAAGAGTTGAATGAAAAACTTAGCATCATCACTGTTAAGTTACAGGAAAAGAAAGATCTCCTTAAACAACTCCAAGAGATCAATGGTCTTATTACTTCTAACAACAAAGAGATTAGTTGGAAGGAGAGTATGATTACGAATCTGGAGAAGGAGATTGAAAAACAAAAAGGTGGCGGGGCAAACCTGAAAAGGGAATTGGCAAAGATCAAAGATCTTGCTAAAGAGGGTATGGAGATTGAAAAGTATCTCTCTACCACCAAGCATGACCGAGACAATCATGAGGTTGTTACTGGTATGCTCAAAGACACTGGGATCAAAGCAGGTATCATTAAAAAGTATCTGCCCGTGATGAATCAGTTGATCAACAGATATCTCAAAGAACTGGACTTCTACGTTTCTTTTGAACTCGATGAGAATTTTGAAGAGACGATTAAGTCCAGGTTCCGAGATGAGTTCTCCTATGCTTCTTTCTCTGAGGGTGAGAAAATGCGTATTGATCTTGCTCTTCTGTTTACTTGGCGAACTATTGCTAAGATGAAGAACAGTGCTAATACCAATCTTCTTATTCTTGACGAGATCTTCGACAGTAGTCTCGACACCTCGGGCACAGACGACTTCATGAAGATCTTGAAAACATTCTCAGAGAATACAAACGTCTTTGTTATCTCTCATAAACCAGACGTTCTTCAAGATAAGTTTGAAAGAATCTTGAAGGTAGAAAAGAAACAAAACTTTTCTACAATCATAGAGGATCAATAAATACTCTATATAGTTTTTGTTATGTACAAACCATACTCACCTGAGTGGCACAGGTATAGATACTTAAAAGAAGCCATTGACACCTATCTAGATGATGGTGTTGATCCTACTGCCATTGTGGATGATATTAAAACTATTCTCCACAATCGCTCCGAACTAGCGTACTTGGAATTTACTAGGATCAATCAACTAGAACATTACCTATCGGAATAGTAATATGCTATCTACCGCATATCGTTTGCGCCTCGAAGAGATCTGTCGCAAGATTATCCTAGGGGAGCAAGTAAGTCTTGAGGATATTATCTGGGCAGAGAAACTAGCAAAGTCTCACACAACTGCTCGTGAATGGTTGAATAAGGCAAGACGTAAAGCTGCTAATCCTGATATGGTTGAGGGTAGTATGGATGATTTTATGAACAAGATGGGACTGGGAGATCCCGATCCATCAAACTACAGAAGTGGATTCAAGAGTGCAGATGAAATTGTAGACTGGTTCAAACAAGATAAATCTGATGATTGGAGACAACGTGACTGATAAATTAACAGCAGTGATTTACTCAAACGGTAGTCAAGAATGTGAGCGCATGGCAATGCTGCTCAAATCATTAGGGGGTGAATACCATGAGTATCTTTTAGGTGTTGACTTCAGCGATAAGCAATTTCGTATGGAGTTTGGATCTGAGGCAACCTATCCTCAAGTTGCTCTGAATAGTAAACATGTTGGGAATATGAAAGAAACCCTGACATACATGAATGAAAAAGGAATGTTTTATGACTAAGCGAACTACTGTGGTGCAATCTGGGGACACCTGGGAATGGGAAGAGACTCCTGAGACCATCGAAGCACTCAAACGACTTCATGCTACAGTGCAACTGCACAACGACATGCGTAAGGACAATGAACGTACCAAACTGGCAACACCACTCAAAGAAAGACCAAAAGCGCCGTCTAAAACCTCAGGCACTCAGGGCGAGGCGTGAAGCCCTGCGCCACTTTAAAAAGTGTCACACCAAGACCTCCGACAAGCGTCGGGGGTCTTATTGTATATGCATCTGAGGAACCACCATGAACAACGTCAAAGATGCTCTTGCCCGTCTGCTTGCCCAAGAAGACCTTGCTGTAGAGCACAGTGGCGTTGAGACTGCCCAGTTCAACGTGGAGACTCGTGTTCTCACCCTGCCTATCTGGCAGACCAACCCTGTGATCGTGGACTCGCTGATTGCCCACGAGGTCGGTCATGCCCTTTACACTCCTAACGACTGGTCCTTTGAGGGTAAGATCCCTCTTCAGTACGTCAATATCATTGAGGACATTCGTGTAGAGAAGTTGATGAAGCGTCGCTACGCTGGTCTTGCAAAGACCTTCTATCGCGGATACAACCTTCTCTACCTTGAGGACTTTTTCTGCATCGGTGACGATGACATTAGTGAGTACAATCTTGCAGATCGTATCAACATCTTCTTCAAGATTGGTAACTTTGTAGATGTTTCTTTCTCTGAGTCTGAGAAAGAGTTCATTGATCTCTGCAATTCTTTGGAGACTTTCTCCGACACTCTGATTCTTGCTGAGCAGTTGTACCTGCACTGCAAAGAAAATGCCAAGGAGAATGCCAACGAAGAGATTAATGCCAACCAGAATGCCAACAACTCTACTGCTGGTGGTGGCAGCGACTTCAGCGATCAACCTTCTGAGCAGCAGAGTGGTGATGATATTGATGGTGACGGTCAGGAACTTGGTGACAACGCACCCCAGTCCTCTGGGCAGTCTGAGCAGACTGAAAGTGGTGGTGATGGTCCCGCAGATGATACTGAGATCAAGACTGCAGAGTCTTTGTCTGAGTCTCTGAAGGACATTGCAAAGAAGATTCAGTCCGAGTTTGAAGAGAACGTATATCTTGAAGTTCCCAAAATTGACTGGTCTAAGTTTGTTATCCCTAACAATGAAGTTCATAATCATTGCCAAGGATACTGGAATACCAATGGTTACAGTCCCGAAGACTTCTTTTATGTTGATAAAGAGTACACTCAATTTAAGAAGTCCTCCAACCAGGAAGTAAACTATCTGGTCAAAGAGTTTGAGATGAAGAAGTCTGCAAGTTCTTTTGCTCGCGCTACTACCAGTCGCACTGGTGTTCTTGACTGCACCAAACTGCACACCTACAAGTTCAACGAAGATCTTTTCAAGAAGGTGACTAACCTTCAAGAGGGTAAGAACCATGCTCTAATCTTCAATCTTGACTGGTCTGGTTCTATGTCTGACGTTATGGTTCCCACTGTCAAGCAGTTGATTGCTCTCGTTTCTTTCTGCCGTAAGGTTGGTATTGCATATCGAGTGTATGCTTTCAGTGATTCCTGGGGAACTGTTCCTGATTACTGGCGTGAGAACTACAACCAGGAATCTAATAAGATCTGGATTCATCCTGACTTCTCTTTCCTGGAACTTCTGTCCAGTGACAGCAATAACTCAACTCACGAACTTCAGTGCCGCAACCTCTATCGAGTTGTCAAGACCTTCGAGCGTGGATACTACAATAAGTATCCCTGCCCCAGGAAGATGGGTCTGGGTGGAACTCCTCTTAACGAGTGTGTTCTGTCGATGCTGCAACTTGCTCCTGATCTGAAAGCCAAGAGTAAGTGTGAGAAGGTCCATGTGATTAATCTTACGGATGGTGAAGGATCTCCCCTGCACCGTTCTTCCAAGGTACACTATAAGAGTGGTGAGTCTCATATCCATCGTCGCCCCATCACTGGCAATTGTCATCTGAGGGATCGCAAAGTTGGTATGACCTATAAGTTTGATTTTAATTCTTGGAATCAAACTAATCTGTATGTCCAGAACTTCCGTGATCGTTTCCCTGAGTTTGAGATGATCTCTATTCGTCTTCTCTCTGGGCGTGACTGGAAGCGTTACATGTATGGTAATGTTCCCGACGACCAGCAGTATCGTGCTGATCAAGAATGGAAAAAGAACAAAGCATACATCAATCCCCATACTCCTTACACCATGTCTTATCTTCTCCGCAGTGAGGATCTTGAATCTTCTACCGAGTTTGAAGTTGCTGAGGATGCATCCAAAGCACAAATCAAGAATGCATTTAAGAAGTCTCTCAGTGGAAAGAAAGCAAATAAGAGGATTCTTTCTTCCTTTATCTCTCAGATCGCATGAACATTTTCGCAACTGACTTTTGCCCACGGAGGTCTGCAAAAGTCCTTCCTGATAAGCATGTAGTCAAGATGCCACTTGAGTGTTGTCAGATGATTTCTATCGTTTACTCCAAGTGGTATCATGACTGGGGTGTTGTTCCTAGAAAAGATTCTGAACCATATCAAACCAAGGGTGGTGCTTTTCGCAATCATCCTTGTACCAAGTGGGCAGCAGATAATAACTACAACCTTGCCTGGTTAATTGCACATGGTTGTGCCTTGACAACGGAATACACTTACCGATATAATAAGGTACACGCTTGTGCCCATAGTTTATTTGAGGCAAAGAAGCTGTTCCATCAGAAGACCAAAAAGGCGATCACTATCTATCGTAACGTGGAGGGATTTGCGCGAGCAATGCCAGACGAGTTTAAACTTGACACTAGTATCGACGACCTTACGGCATACAAGATGTATATTGCATCTAAACCTTGGGTGTCTTCAAATTACCTGCGTAAACCCGATCGTAAACCTGACTGGATATGAGACACATTCTTTTTACTTTGAAAAATTGTTCTGCTGTTCTTCTTGATGATGAGAAATACATTAGGGATGTAGTCTACCATGCAAGTGTAAAGTGTCAGTCTACTTTGCTGGCACTTAACTCCCACAAGTTTGATCCCCAAGGTGTAACTTGTGTCGCTATGCTTGCTGAGAGTCACATCAGCATTCACACTTGGCCAGAGATGGGTATGGCAGTCTGCGACGTATTTACCTGTGGGGATCACACGAAACCTCAAGATGGAGTTGAGTATATGAAACAGATGCTCCATGCCGACAACATAGTGAGTCAGGAGTTCGTCAGACCACTTGCCTAACTGGCACACCCCCGTCTACCAGCGGGGGTTTTTCGTGTATCGTATATACATACCAATGAGGGAACCACGCATGTCCAACTTCGTCAACGAACTTCGCTCCGAGTACGGTCAACATGTCAGTGCTGCTGATGTGAAGGCGTTTGCACGTAGCAAGAATGTTTCTTATCCCACTGTTACTCGTCATATTGAACAGTACAAGGTTAAGCGTGGCACTTGGAATTTGACTGTCCAGGAAGCGCGTGAGGTTCTCGAAAAGTCTGTGTCCATCGAAGTTCCCGAGCGGGAAGTGCAGTGCTTCATTCCCGATAAAGATCATCAATATGTCCCGTTCGGGAACTTCTCTGATGTGAAGAAGATCATCCAGTCGAAGCAGTTCTATCCTGTCTTCATCACTGGACTCTCTGGTAATGGTAAGACCCTTTCTGTGGAGCAGGCATGTGCCAATCTCAACAGGGAGTTGATCCGTGTCAACATTACCATCGAAACTGACGAGGATGATCTTATTGGTGGTTTCCGTCTTGTTAATGGCGAAACTGTCTGGCATAATGGACCCGTCGTGGAGGCTCTTCAACGTGGAGCAGTGCTGCTTCTAGACGAGATCGACCTGGCATCCAACAAGATCCTTTGTCTCCAGTCTGTACTGGAAGGCAAGGGTGTATTCCTTAAAAAGATTGGTAAGTATGTCCGTCCTTCTGTTGGTTTCAACGTGGTTGCTACTGCTAACACTAAAGGAAAAGGTTCTGATGACGGTCGCTTTATCGGCACCAACGTCCTTAACGAAGCGTTCCTTGAGCGGTTCCCTGTGACCTTCGAACAGGAGTATCCCACCGTCGCTACTGAACTTAAGATCCTTGAGGGTATCGCTTTGGATCTTGGTGTTGAGGATCGTGAGTTCTGCAAGAGTCTGGTTGACTGGGCAGACATTATCCGCAAGACCTTCTATGATGGTGGTATCGATGAGGTGATCTCCACCCGTCGTCTGGTACACATCATCCGTGCCTACTCCATCTTTGGAAACAAAGTCAAGGCAATCCAGACCTGCATCTCTCGCTTTGATGCTGAGACCAAGCAGGCGTTCGTGGAGTTGTACGACAAGGTTGATGTTGATGTAAACTTTGATGAGAAAAACAATGGATCTGTGGCATCAGTACAAGAAGCTCCTTTTTAATACCTTCCCTGACTTCGAGAACATTTGTGACTGGGCAGACTGGGAGGACAA